GATGGTTAGATAAGGCAGAAGGGGTTATCTTTAGTAACTGGTCCATAGGCCTATTCCAGAACATGGGCTCTGTAGTGTTCGGACAGGATTACGGATTCTCACAGGATCCTACTACCTTAGTAGAGACATCCATTGATACAACCAATAAGAAAATATACCTAAGATTGCACCTGTATGAGAAGGGCCTAACTACATCCATGATTGCAGATATCAATAAGAGTAGAGCAGGAGCTAACCTAATCATAGGGGATAGTGCAGAGCCCCGGCTAATCACTGAGCTGAATGCTATGGGGTGCAACGTGATGCCTGCAATTAAGGGGCCTGATTCAGTGAGCTATGGCATCAGCCTGATGCAGGATTATGACCTGGTGATAGATGAGGGTAGCATAGAGCTAATTAAGGAGCTGAATAACTACTGCTGGTTATCACAGAAGAGCAAGACACCAATAGATAAATGGAACCATGCATTAGATGCTGTTAGATATGCTATTAGTTACCAGCTGGAAAATCCAAACAAAGGAAAGTACTATATAAGATAATATAAAGAGTTAAAGTAATTGTTTAATTAAAGGTAGATAAAGCAGTGAGAATAAGAGCATTGAGATACGATACTACAAATGACAGTAATGTGAGTTATTAGTATATGACAAATGATCTCAATGAAATGATAGCAGTGGTCCAGGCATATATCCTGGATAAGAAGGGGAGAAAGGTACAGATTGTATTCAATGATGTACGTAGATTCTCTGATCATTTTGAGATGTTGAGGCTGGCCTATCACCACGTAAAAAAAGAGAATGAAAGTAGACATAACCGTTCCTGAATCCATAGCTGAGATTCCATTATTGAATTATCAGAAATTCCTAAAAGTACAGGAGAATTCTGATGATCAGGAATTTGTAGCTCAGAAAATGATAGAGATATTCTGTGGCATTGAGCTGAAGGATGTAGCTAAGATTAAGCTAACCGATATGAATAGCCTGGTAGAGCACTTCAATAAGATATTCAGTGCAAAGCCTGTATTCTATCAGAGGTTTAAATTAAAGGAGATGGAGTTCGGATTCATCCCTAACCTGGAAGAGATATCATGGGGTGAGTATATTGACTTAGAACATCACATGAATTCATGGGAGGACTTTCATAAAGCTATGGCAGTGATGTACAGGCCCATTACTAAGAGCTCAAAAGATAAGTATGAGATAGCTCCATATACTGCCAGTGAGGAATGGCATGAGCTGATGAAGTATATGCCTATGGAGATAGCAATTTCTGCGAGGGTTTTTTTTTACGATTTAGGGAACGAACTATTAAGCAGTACCCTGTCTTATTTGGAAGCCCAGATGATCAAGATGAAGAGCAGAAAGGGCAGGAGGATTTCTCAGAAAGAGGCCAATTTGCTAAACAGTGGGGATGGTATTCTAGCATATATGCAGTCGCTAAAGGAGATATCACAAAGTTTGATGAAGTTACAGGATACGGATTACATAAATGTCTCACCTACCTTACTTTTGAAAAACAAAAAAACGAAATTGAACAAAGAGAAATTAATAAAAGAATAAAGAAATGACAGGATATTATACGCTAGTAGATGCACTTCGGAATCACTTTGATAATGATGTGCTAGTTAACACAGTTACAAATGGGGATATATTTGATGTTGACATAGCAAAACAGACCATATTCCCATTGGTACATACAATGGTTACACAGGCCCAGTTCGAGGCTAACATCCAAAGATTCACGATCACTATATTCTGCATGGATATCTGTGATGCTGTGAAGGTGGAGGATAACACTAAATGGGAGACAAGGGATAATACTAATGATGCATTGAATTCTACCTTGCAGATTCTCAACAGAGCCTATCAGATGCTATTGCATGGGGCCCTGCATGATTTGAATTATCATGTAGAATCTACTCCTACCTGTGAGCCATTCACTGAAAGATTCGAGAATAACCTAGTAGGATGGGCTATGACCTTAGATATAATTTGCCCTAATGATATGAGCATCTGCTAATGGATCAGCAGCGTACATATGATGAGCTAAAGAAGTTCAGGGATTACGTAGTTAAGCAGGCTAGGAGTAACCTAAGCAAAGCAGGTAAGCGGAGCAGTGGAGCCCTGTATGATTCTATTGATGGAGAGGTGAAGGCTATGCCTAACAGCATAGGTATCTACTTTGAGATGGAGGAGTATGGAGCCTACCAGGATAAAGGGGTGAATGGTAAATTTTCAGCATATGCCACAGCATACAGCTATAAGAGTAAGATGCCACCACCATCTAAACTAGATAAATGGATAGTAAGGAAAGGGATAGCTCCTAGAGATGAGAATGGAAAGCTACTACCTAGAAAATCACTGCAGTTCCTGATAGCTCGCAGCATATTTAGGAAAGGGATTAAACCTAGCCTATTCTTTACTAAGGCATTCGAGGGGGGTTACAAAAAGCTACCAGATGAGTTAATTAAGAAGTATGGGCTAGATATGGAGGAGCTCACACTGGAGGCATTAGATCAGATTATAAAAGCTAAAAAGAAATGATAAGGATATTCGCTAGATCACCGTACATAGTATCAGTTAATGATGTATCACAAACAGGCTCAAAGGTAGAGCTATATATCTATGATGGGGGGAGCACTGTACCTACTACTCCTACATATACATTGAGCAAGCTAATACCTGCTACCGGGGTTACTGAGAATCTCTATAACATCAGCCCCTATCTGAAGGAATACCTGAAGCATAAGAGTAATGGTATGAATTATAATACTGTGAATGATTTAACTGAGTATGATGAATATACCTATGTAGAGTATAGAACATATAATCTAATAGGAGGTACCTACTACCTAGATTCAACAGTAACAGCTAGATGCTATGATGGCTATGGATACTTTGAAGAGCTCACGAATGTGGATAGAGGGGATATCCTGCTAGGGAATGGAACTAAGCATTACTACTGGTATGATTCTACCAATACTCCTGCATCCATTGGAGCACATAGAGCTGGAATAGTTACTGCATATTTAGATAAGGATTGGAGTGTATACAGGCAGAATCTAATCACAGGAGCTAGCCAATTAAATACGTATACTGCTAAGGGAGTATATGATTTATACAGGGTATTCCCTACCTACTATAGTGCCGGGAATCTCATGCAGATATATAATGCTGCAAACGTGCTACAATGGGAGGCTACATTCATTCCGAAAACAGAGTGCCGATATGAGCCTATGACCATTGACTTCTTAAATAGATTCGGTGGATGGCAGCGTGAATTCTTTTTCAAGGCATCACAGGAGCTGTTAGATGTAACTAACACTACCTATAATCTAATGATGAGTGATGTACTTCCAATGACATTGAGTGAAGGCCAGAGGGGAGTATTCAATGCTAATGGGATACGTAAGTATATCATGAATACTGGATGGGTGGATGAGAGTTATGGCGAAGTTATGCAGGAGCTCCTACTCAGTGAGAGAGTTATATGGGTGGATGGTAACAAGAGAGTGCCTGCAAAGGTGAATACAAAGAGCATTAATAAGCAGAAAAATATCAATAACAAAACTATCAATTATCAAATAGAGATAGAGCTCGCATTTGATGTGATTCAAACAGCTATATAATGGATAGACAGGTAAAGGTATTCATAGAGGGTAGAGCATTAGATCTATTCAATGATGAGCAGATACAGGTAAGTAGTAGTATTCAGAATGTAACTGATATCAGTAAGACGCATACTGATATGAGCCAATCATTCACTGTGCCAGGTACATCTAATAATAATCAGATATTTGAACACTTCTATGAAAATGCTGTAGATGGCTCATTAGATTATGGCCTGCGTAGAGATGGGTATATTGAGATAGATTTAACCACATTTAGAAAAGGGAGGATATCCCTGGAGAAAGCTACGGTAGTTAATGGCAGAGTGCAGGATTATACCATTACATTCTATGGGGAGTTAGTTAGCTTGAAGGATAAATTCGGGGATGATAAATTAAAGGATCTAGATTATTCAGCATATGAGCATGACTGGACCTTGAATGAGATAGTAGATAGAATAGATGGCACCTATCCTGATCCTGATATAGCATGGCCATTGATAACATCTAACAGGCTGTGGGAATACAACGGAGCACAGGGTAGTTATACATCACCTAACTACGTAACAGGAACTACTACTAATAATGACATACATATTAATTCGGGGGCTATCAATCCTAAGGCAGAATTATTCCCTGCAGTTAGATTGAATATCATCATGAGATTGATTGAGCAGAAGTATGGAATAACATTCAATAGTAATTTCTTTGTAGATGAGAGATTCATAGCTGCTTACCTATGGTTTAAGAATAAGAATGTACCATCATTCAGTTCAGCTCCACAGGGGATAGATATCACAGGGGTGAATACTTCATCCTTTACTAACTATGATTTGAGTGCATATGTATCCTATGTAAATGATAGCATTCAGTTTGTATATCTACCAGGTGCAGGTGCATCTTACCATCAGATAGATTTCATCCCTATATCAGTATCAGTAACAGGTACCACATGGCACATAGATGTGTACAGAAATGGGGTGTTTTTCAATACCATTGATGCAGTAGATTTATCAGTATCCGGTAACATCCTAAGCACTAACGTATATGGATTAGATGAGACGTACACATTTAGCATTAGAACTGAGAATGCATCCGTAATAGATGTGTATGTTAAGCATTCATTCCTGTACTATGGTGCTACTATGGTGGATTATTTTGAGTATACTACCAATACCTTAACATTCGTATCAGGTACTAACCTAGCCAGTGCAGCTCCTGATATTAAAATAGCGGATTTCTTTGCAGGGATATTAAAGGAATTTAACCTAGTGTGTGAGGCTACTGCATTGAATGAATATACTGTAGAGCCATTACTTGACTGGTATGCAGCAGGTAGGGTATTTGATATCACTGAGTATACAGATGTGAGTAGTGTGGAGGTAGCTAAGGTGCCATTATATAAGAGGATAGCATTCAAATATCAGAGCAGTGAGAGTGCTATGAATAAATACTACTTTCAGAAATGGAGTAAGGAGTATGGGAATACTGATTACCAGTACCCATATGATGGGCCTGAGTTCGTTATTGAAGTACCATTTGAGAAT